GGAGTGAGGCGGTATTACGCAGGGTTCTACTGAGATGATATACGACCCGGACCAAGGAATAAGAGTCTTAAAAGGGAATACTTGGTCAATTGCAGGTGAGAACCCTGCCGCTCCTTCAAATGAAGTTACCCCGATTGTAGCGGGTGGGGCTGGAAACAGTCAGTTAGGTGGTCTGGTTGCCTAACACCCTTTTGGGAGAAAGAAAATGAACAACATTGAGGACATTAAAAACAAATGGGAGAAAACAAGGCTTCTAGAAGAACTACCAGAAGACGAGCAATATTCTATGAGTCAATTGTTAGAAAATGAAGCAAGACATATTCTATCTACTTACCAAGATGTAAATGAAAGTCAATTAGCATACATTTGTTTTCCTTTAATTCGCAGGATATTCCAATCATCAGGTTTTTTTGAAGAAGGTGATTGCCCACTCACTTTCACATACGAAACAAGTGCTCTTCCCGCATTTACCTACTTCAAGCCAGACGAAGAAGAATCAAGTGTTGCAACAACTCAGGTTTATGATTTTGAATCCTCGCCAAACAAAGAAGTAGTTGAGAAAATCTGTTCTAATTGTTATTATGCTCTGGATGCGGAAGTTGGACTAACAGCAGAACTCGCTGAAAGATTCAGAAACGAACTTAACGAGAAACACAAAGGAAAACATCTTATTTTTGGAGATCCAATTATGATGAGAGAAGAAGACGGCGAAAGGATTTATTCTTATCGTTGTGCGGTTTTACCGGGAGGTTCAAGATTACACGAAGGAGGATATAAAGAATGAACAACATTGAGATTCTATATCAAGAGTGCAAGGTATGTGGAAAAACATTCAAACTTCCAACTCGTAAAGAACTGGAAAAATCAATCTTGTTCAAAGCCAGCGAGGTTCTCGGAATTGATATGGGAAATGGCTATACAGGCGGGAATAGTTTATTGGCGATGTTGAACTGTTCTGTTGAGTGTGCGAGAAAACTGGAGAGCGAAGAGTGAAAGTCGGTGATCTGGTAAAAGCAAAGCACAAATACTCTAAAAACGAAGTAGGGATTGGGATAGTGCTTGAAGTAGAGGAAGGGTTTTATGGTAAGTCATACAGTGGTCACCTAGATGACCGCCTGACTATTCATTGGGCACATGGAGAGACGACTCAAGAGCCTTGCACGTATGTTAAGAAACTTGCGGAGAACAAAGAATGACTGACGAAATCAAAGAACTCAAAAAGCAAGTAGAAGAACTCAAAAAAGAGAATACAGAACTACAACGAGAGTTATCAGTTCATAATTTTCTCGATACTGGCGTTCCACAAGAGCGACTTGATTATCAGCGAGAGTTAAAAAAAGAAATCATTCGCTTGAAATCTCTTTGTCGCAGAGCAGCAGATGAGATTAGAGATTTAGATGATACCATTATCAAAATCACCAAGGAGTTCCCAGAAGCAAGAGAGTTTCTCGGGTGGAAAGATGATGATTTGTGGGCAGGCGAAGCATCAATCAACCTTCTAAACCGATTGGATGGACGAACCAAAGGTGGTTATGTTGAGAACTATGAAGACCTTGTTTCAGAAATGAAGGCGATTGACGGAGAACAGAAAGAAATAAACAAGATGGTCGATCAAGTTGAATCTGCCGCTGTTAAAGCAGCACATAAAGTAATGGAACAATATAGCGAAGCATTTGAGAAACTTGCGGAGAACAAAGAATGAATAAAAGTGCTTGACTTTGTTACTTTACTTTGTTATAGTATAAAGAGCATATAGGAGGGAAATATGCGTAACTATGGCTATGCGTGCATTTGCAAGTCGCTGTCCGATCTTCCGAAGTCGCAGCGTATCACAACTAACCGCAGCATGATCAAGCGCACGTTCAAGGAGCGTGGTATTGAATATGCGTCAGAACTTGCCTTGGATAACTTGCGTGATCTGCGCAAGATCCTGCAATGGAACTTGGAGAACGACATTTACTTTTATCGGTTGTCTTCCGACATCATTCCGTGGGCATCAGAGTACAACTTAGAGGATATGCCTAACTTCGGCGCTATCCACGCTGCCGCTGCATCCGCTGGTAACTTTGCTCGCCAGCACAACATGCGCCTCACATCACACCCCGGACCATTCAACAAGTTGGCGTCCCCACAAGAGCGTGTGTTCCAGCTTACCAAGACTGACTTGTCTGTCCACGGTGATCTGTTCGACCTTATTGGCTTGCCACAGACACCCTATGCCAAGCTCAACATTCACGTTGGTGCCGCCTACGGCGACAAGCCATTCGCTCTTGACAACTTCTGTCGCAACTTTGAGCGCCTGCCTGACAATGTGCGTTCGCGCTTGACTGTCGAGAATGATGACAAGGAGTCGTTGTACTCCACGCTTGAGTTGTACGAGGGTGTGTACAAGCGCATTGGTATTCCAATTGTCTTTGACTATCACCACCATATGCTGCACCCCGGCGGTCAGACTGAGCAAGAAGCTCTCGAGCTGGCACTCTCGACATGGGGTGATATCAAGCCTGTTGTTCACTATGCAGAGTCACGTTCGATCGAGCATGGCAATCCCAAGATCAAGCCGCAGGCGCACTCTGATATGGTGTACACACCACTCAACGATTACGGCAATGACTTCGATGTTATGATTGAGGCTAAGCACAAAGAACTTGCGCTTTTGGAGTACCGTGATATAATGAATAAGCAAAGGATGACAGCATGACTAAAACAGAACAAAAGCGTGTACTACTGATCGACTCACTTAATTTGTATTTGCGCGCATACATTATGGATCCGAGCCTCACAATGCAGGGGGAGCCTTGTGGCGGCATCAAAGGTTCCTTGAAGATTTTGCAGAAGCTTGTGAGAGACTCTAACCCAGATGAGATCATTTTTATTTGGGACGGACCAAACGGCTCACAAAAGAGAAAGAGCTTAAACAAGGATTACAAGTCCGGACGCAAGCCGATTAGGTTAAATCGATCAGTAAAGAACTTAACCGATGAAGAGGAGATGCAAAACAAGGTTTGGCAACAGATGCGTTTGATGGAATATCTCAATGAGATGCCAATCATGCAGATTATCATCCCTGAAGTTGAGGCAGATGATGTAATTTCATATCTGACTCAAACACCAAAGTATCGAGGCTGGCAGAAGGTTATCATATCGAATGACAAAGACTTCTACCAGCTTTGTGACGACGAGACAGTGGTATTCCGGCCCGTCAGCAAGACGGTGTACAACAAGAACCGAATCGTTGAAGAGCTTGGTGTACATCCTCGTAACATGGCACTAGCGCGTGCGATGGTCGGTGATGCATCTGACAATTTACCGGGTATCAAAGCAGTCGGATTCAAGACAATCGCTAGACGTCTCGGCTTTCTTGCCGCAGACAAAGATTACACCATCGACGATCTTATTACATACTGCGAGAAGGTTGATAAGAAGCTGAAATTTCACGACAACATTTTGGAGGGTCAAGAGGTGATCTCACACAATTACAAAATGATGCAACTTTATTCTCCCATGCTTTCTCCGCAGTCAAAGGATTTTGTAAAAAATGCCGTTGAGAATTTCGAGTTCAATTTCAACAAGATAGAGATTATCAAGAAAATGCGTGATGACGGATTTGGAGAATTGAACTGGAAAGATTTAGAACTGCACCTGAATAAGATTGCAATTGAGAACCAGAATTCTTGACTTATGGGTAGGTTCTGTTATAATTATAAACTCACAGGGGGTGGCGTTTGAGCGTTTCCAAAGCCACGGATAAACGGCAAACTTTTGGCCGTTACGGAAAGACTTTTCAAGAAGGGTTGGTACAGTTAATTTATCAAGATCGGCCCTTCGCAGACCAGATAACCGAAGTATTAGATCTCAACTTTTTAGAGCTTGAATATCTTCGTGTTTTTACCAATAAGATAACCTCCTACCGAGACAGGTATTCCAAACACCCGTCACCAGATGCCCTTGCAACAATTCTTAAGACTGAGTTGGATTCTGAGGACGCTGTTATACAACAGCAAGTCAAAGAGTATTTTACACGAGTCACAACAAGCGAGCTTGACAACGAAGAATACATCAAAGAAAAATCCCTTGATTTTTGTCGTAAGCAAAATCTTAAAGAAGCCATGCTTCGCTCAGTGGGGCTACTGGAATCTTCTTCGTATGATGAAATATCAAAAGTTATTAACGATTCACTAAGGCTTGGGTCTGAAACTAACTTTGGCCACGACTTTATTGCAGACTTTGAGGTAAGGTACCAGCCTCGACATCGCCAGCCGGTCACAACCGGATGGAAAGACGTTGACAACATTGTTGGTGGTGGGCTTGGTAGAAATGAATTGGGGGTTGTTATTGCTCCCACCGGCGCTGGTAAATCCATGGTTTTGGTACACCTTGGGGCGCAGGCGATAAAAGAGGGAAAGACGGTTATCCACTACACCTTGGAGTTGCAGGATACAGTTATTGCAAACAGGTATGATAGCTGCATTACAGGCTATCCTTTGAGTGATCTCATGAATTTCAAAGAAGAGATCTATGATGAAATCAAGGATCTCGATGGCACTCTGATAGTAAAAGAGTACCCTACAAAATCTGCCAGTGTCAACACTATTAAGGCTCATTTGAACAAATTGCGCAAACGCGGAATTAATCCGGGCCTAATTATCGTAGATTATGGCGATCTGCTCAAACCAGTGGTTGTTAGAAAAGAAAAACGAGCAGAGCTTGAATCAATCTATGAAGATCTCAGAGGAATGGCTAATGAATATGATTGTCCTATTTGGACAGCATCGCAGACAAACCGATCAGGCTTGAATGCTGAGGTCATTACGATGGAGCAGATTTCAGAGGCATTTAACAAGTGTTTTGTAGCAGACTTCATCATGTCGGTATCTCGCACTATCGAAGATAAGCAAAACAATACCGGCAAGATTTTTATTGCAAAAAACCGAAACGGACCTGATGGAATAGTGTATGATATATTTATGGACACCTCATGTGTTAAGATAAAAACAATGCCAAAAACCAACACGGTTAGCGCTAATCCCAAAACGGCTATTATTCCGGGAAATCCAGTTGCGCTCAGTCCCAAACAACAGAAAGAACTGTTGTTAAATAAATACGAAAAATACAGAAAAAGGAAATAAACAAAATGAGAACAGTAGAGAACATCCGCAGATTCAGATTGTCTGACTCTTTTATTGAGCCATACAAAGAAGCAGAAGTCCCATGGGGCGCCCTTGGTTACGTAACTTTCAAGCGCACCTACGCCCGAAGATTGAGTGAATTCGAGCCCGGAACATCAGGCACCGAAGAGTGGTGGCACACATGCCGGCGCGTCATCGAAGGCATGTTTGATATACAGAAAGAGCATGTCATCCGTCTAGGGTTAGAGTGGAATGACCAAAAGGCACAGCGCACAGCGAAGGATGCTTTTGATAGATTGTTTAATTTGAAATGGACCCCACCCGGCCGCGGCCTATGGATGATGGGCACGAAATTCGTGAAAGAAAGAACTGGTGCTGCGTTGTTTAACTGCGCCTTCAGATCAACTGCGGATCTATCAACCAAGGGTGGCTACATCTTCGGCTGGATTATGGATGCGCTTATGGTAGGTGTCGGCGTTGGATTCGACACAAAGGGCGCCGGAACTGTCACGATTTGTGAACCACAGTATACTAACGATGTCCTTGTAATTGATGACTCGCGAGAAGGCTGGGTGGACTCTGTTCATGCCCTATTGGATGGTTTTCTCTTGGGTTATAAAGTTCCGAAGTTTGACTATTCGGCTATCAGACCAGAAGGCGCGCCGATTCATGGTTTCGGCGGTACCTCATCTGGTGCCGGCCCCCTCATAGAGTTGCACAAAAACTTAACAGAACTGTATACTTCAAGAATTGGCGAATCAATTAGTTCTGTCGACATAGTTGATACTGAAAACTTGATTGGTCGCTGTGTTGTTGCCGGCAATGTCCGACGCTCAGCGGCATTGGCTCTCGGAGAGCATTCTGATACACACTATTTGGAAATGAAGAACGATCAAGAAAAGCTCTATCATCACCGATGGGGCTCCAACAACTCTTATAATGCACCCGTTGGTATGGATTATTCGTGGCACGCTGCACAGGTTCAGGATAACGGTGAACCCGGAACTATCTGGCTTGAAAATGCACGCGCTTATGGCAGATTAAAGGACGGCGTCAATTATGACGATGCTGAGGTTGTTGGGTTCAATCCCTGTGTTGAACAGAGCCTGCACAACGCAGAGTTGTGCTGTCTTGTAGAGACCTTTCCTGCTAAGCATGATGACTACGATGACTATTTGAAGACACTAAAATGTGCATATCTGTACGGTAAAACCGTCACACTTGTGAATACACACTGGCCAGAAACTAACGCAAAGATGCTCAAAAATCGACGCATCGGGTTGTCCCAGTCTGGGATTGTTCAGGCTTTTGCCAAGCACGGCCGCCGCCAAATGTTTAACTGGTGTGACGAGGCGTATGAGGACATTCGGGAGCTTGATAAGGAATATTCCAACTGGCTGTGTGTCCCTCGATCAATCAAGATGACTTCAATCAAGCCATCGGGAACAGTGTCCCTGCTTAATGGCTCAACACCGGGGATCCATTTCCCGGAGGATGAGTATTATATTCGCCGTATCAGATTTTCCAATACTTCTCCTATTTTAGATAGTTTGCGTGAGGCGGGATACCACATCGAAGATGATGCGTACTCACCAAACACATCTGTCGTAGAATTTCCTGTGAAAGAGGAATTCTTCACAAAAGGTAAAAAAGATGTTAGCATGTGGGAGCAGCTCGAGTTGGCAGCACAGTATCAGTATTACTGGGCAGATAACGCAGTGTCTGTCACAGTCACCTTCAAGGGTGATGAAGCGGAGCAAATTGAAAGCGCATTAGAGATGTATGAGACAAGACTAAAAGCAGTTTCGTTCTTAAGGCTCAGTGAGACCGGCTACAAGCAGGCTCCATATGAGCCAATCACAAAAAAGAAGTATCTCGAAATGTCTTCAAAGGTAACCCCGATTCAGCGCATCGACACCGATGAAGCCGGCGCCGGTACAAAATTCTGCACTAATGATACGTGTGAGATATGAATTTTAACCACTTAATGGACAAAAGGGAACTTAAAGCAACATGTGGTAAACTTAATATTAGCTGTTACTATGTTCCGCGCGGCCCTGTTCGGACTATGTTGGGAGAAAACGTTCACCTAACCATGGTTTGCAAGAGGTGCGGTAAAAGAAGAGATGCATTCCTAACGAAGGAAGAATACTTTATACAAGAAAAACTAATTCACAAGGAGATAAGAGATGTTTAAACCAGTAAATAGATATATTTTAGTAGAAGAAAAGAGAGAAGAGATTAGGGAGTCACTAGTTGTATTGCCAGAAGACTACCAGCCCCCAGAGGAGAGGTATGCAACGGTTGAGGTCAAGGAGGTGGCAGAAGATGTTAGATTTAAGTTGGCACCTTCCAGTAAAATTGTAATCGACAAGTCTATGATGGAGGAAATAACCATCGGCGCCACTAATTACAGCGTTATTCTAGACAATTATGTTGTTGGAATTATTAGCTAAACTAGGATCCGTCGATGGACAAAAACTTTTACAACGAGGCTTCCGCCAAAAAGCTCGGCTGGGAGCCTTCATGGTTTGGTGAGAAGTATTACGATGATAAGCTCGTAAGAGCAATTAAAAAATGGCAAAGGGCCCATAATATCCCAGCCGACGGTCTCTGTGGACCCACAACATTTCGTAGACTGTGGACAGAGCGACAGGTTAAGATAGATTCCTATAAGCCCTCAGATTGTCAGTATTCGAATTATGTTGTGTATAACGGTGATTTTTTTCCGATAGAGTGGGATAAATTTGTTTTATGGTCAGAGAAAGGTGGCATAGAAACACCTTCTGGAAACTATTACGATTACTCCGGCCGACCAAAGCGAAAGATCCGCTACTTTGTAAATCACTGGGACGTTTGTTTAAGTTCAGAGTCGTGTCAGGGTGTTCTGGATCGCAGAGGTGCCTCGGTGCATTTTTTAATTGACAACGACGGAACCATATATCAAACAATGGATGTGCAACACGCAGCATGGCATGCCGGCTCAAGTAGAACAAACCGCCCATCCATAGGTGTTGAAATTTCTAATGCTTATTATCCAAGATATCAAGACTGGTATACAAAGCATGGCTTCGGTGAACGACCGATAATAGAAGACGCTTGGGTTCACGGGAGAATGCTCGAACCGTTCCTTGGGTTCTACCCGGTCCAAATAGAAGCCTTGAAGGCTTTATGGAAGGCGATACACTCAGCCGCTGAGATACCCTACGAGACTCCACTAAATCAGTTTGGAAAAACGTCTACGAAGTATGAGCAAGATGTGGCCTACGGGGATTTTCAAGGATTTGTTAGCCACTACCATGTCAGCAAACGCAAAATAGACTGCGCAGGTTTGGATATCAAGACTCTGCTTGAAGAAGCAGAGCATGGCATTAATTTTTTGGACTGGAAAAAATAAAGAATAAAGATAGTGGCTCATAGTTAGTGTGTGGCATTACTTATTATTTTACTATGCGGTCCTTCCGTGCATGGTCCTTCCGCGTATGAGGTATCTGACAGATACACCTATGATCTCAGGGCGATAGGAAAGCCTGAACAGAGATACAGATGGAAGATGGAGCCTACGGTTCGTGTTTGTGCCGACTCCGGAGTATCGGTAATGCGAGCAACACAGGCGACAAAATACTGGGAACGCCTCGGGTATACATTTGACGGAGTTTATGGAGGTTCCCCCATAAACTGCATGAACCCAAAATACGGAGAGATACTGATATCCATACCAGACGGTGGCTTTGATGGCTCTCATATGGCAGCGACTCGTCTATATACGGATCGTAAAACTTCCGAGATCGTCAAGGCTAAAATTTTTATTCTCCCGAAAAATGCAAGAAAAGACCGCGTACTGGAACATGAGATGGGTCACGCCCTAGGTTGGCAACATTATAGACAGAAATACCACATCATGCACCCAATGTGGGCGCTGGGTGGCTACGACTCTTCGGGCATCAAAAAAAGATAGTTGACATCTTGGCTTAACTAAGTTATACTTGATTAAACATTAGGAGAAACATGTTTACTAGCTTACTACTTTCGCTGTGCCTTTCCGGCACTGCACACGCCGGATCACTGAGTGCTTCGGACACATCTTATACAGGAGCGTCAATCCTGACGGGCGACATCGACGTGACGTTTGAGGACGCCATTGATATTAGTGGAGAGGAAGGCACATACCCGTATGCTTTTTTTGAGGGCAACACACTCTACCTTGGCAACTCCGACATTCTTGACAACAGCATTGATGCTATTGTCGAGTTCTTTTGGTTTGAATCGTCTATCGATCGCGGCACTGACTTTTATGTCGCCGTGATTAAGACGCGCTCGACACCCGGAGATAACTGCTACTATGCTCCGTGGGATTGGGCACGAGGCTCAAACTGTAAGCTGTGGGCAGACGAGTGGAGCGATTGGGGCGAGCACCCCGTCATCAGTGTCGAGGCGATGACTGACATTGAGCGAGAACAAGGTGCTTTCCGTTGGGACTGGTCTGTACCCTTTGAGTCTTACGGGATCGATGCGTATAGCCAAGTCACGTTTGAGAACAAGTATGGCATTGGCTCTGACTCAGAAGGCGCGGCTATGATTCACGGAGAATACAAGCTGGATGAAGACGGATATGAAGTCGAGACCGAGGGAGAGCTTCAAGTTAAGGGCTACCACTCGTCAGAGTATTCAGTCAATACTCAGTACGAGGTCACACTATACGAGTGGGACGTGTATGTTGATGGTCGTGCAGATTTGATGGCTTGGGATATGTATCTAAACTTAGGTGAGCGTGAGCGTCAGTCAGCATATCACGAGTATTTTTTGAGTATTCAAGTTGAAGAGGGTATGCCGTTCCGCATTGATAGCCTTAACTTTCTTGGCAACTATGATATTGGGTGGTATGATCCGTTCCACTACGAACTTGGTGTGACACTCAATGACGTTACGATCTCACAGCCATTCTTTTTGCCACCCGAAGAAGAGCCAGAGCCAGAGGAAGAGCCAGAAGAGAGAATCGTGCTTGACCAAGAGGACACAGGCATTGATCGTGATACAGGTGACGGCGACGACCCCGACACGGGCACAGTTAAGGCGACATCACCTAGTCCGAAGGAGAGCGGCTGTTCAACAATTGCTCGAGCGCCATGGTATTTGGCTTTCTTGTCAGCGTTTTTCCTGGGTTTTAGAAGGCAAAATTGAAACCACATTACGAAAATGTGGTCATCGGTGGGGGCTTGCGCGCTGCGATGTACGCATACGTAAACAAGTTTCCCTTATTCTTCTCGCGACCAGTTCGACCGTTTCGCTTTGATTATTTTAATCCTCTGATTGAGTTTGACTCGATAGGTATACCACCTATAAATCAAATACTTAAAACGCCAGATGGCTTCAAAGAAGTTGGAATACCAAAAGTTTTGCTATGGGAGAGAATAACGTTCCTGTTATCTTTACAGGGAAACTTGCCACTAAGCAATTTTTGTGATAATATAAGATATGATGGAGAGAAAATTGTCTGCACAAACGAATACTCCAAAATATATGAATTTAGTTTTGATGCTTGTCATTATTTTGGAGATAGCAGTGTTTCTGGGTTAGCAATGCCCATCAGCTTGCAGGCTTCTAGTTACTTGTGTTATGATTACATAGCGTTCCACAAAGGAGGAAAACATGAAATTGATTACATATCCACAGGCGATGATTTTGTGGGCGAGATATGGTTCTATTCATCTGACAGAATTGATGGGAATACTGGCGTTAAAGACGCTTGTCTTGTGTCAGTATTGACTGAGAAACAGCTTTCTGATCCCGACTACTCAGAGACCATTGCTCGCTTCAAGATGGAAAAGATTCTGGATGACAACGGAATCAAGGGCCCGCTAAACGGCTACACGCCAAACGGCCGACCAAAACACTACAGAATAAAGACGTCACACATTTACAGAGACCGATCACTGTTGAACGAGCCTGAATACAAGCAGGTCCCGAATATTAGGTGTCCAGATGTGACCATTGAGGAGCTGATAGATTCTTTGGGTCATGTAGGTCTCGGCAAATTTGAAAAACTAACATGCGACTACACTTAGCGGGCATAGTTCCCATTGCGAACATCAAGACAGACCACGACAACACCTATCCAGAGGTTCTAGTGCCAGTGGACAATGGGTTCTGTGCTATTCAAAAATCAGTATATGAATGTGCCATGGCTGGTTGTAGTACAATCTGGATTGTGGCCAATGATGATATGATCCCCCTCATTCGAAATGTTGTGGGGGAATGGGTCTATGATCCGGTTTATTACAAGCGAGATTTTAGCAAGTTTTATAGAGAACAACGAAAAGAAGTGCCTATTTACTACGTACCCATCCACCCCAAAGACCGCGATAAGCGGGATTCTTATGGGTGGTCTGTGATTCATGGGATACATAGTGCTTGGAGAACATCTTATAAACTTTCACAATGGATAGTACCTCAGAAATATTATATTTCTTTTCCAATGGGTATTTTTGATGTAGAAGTAATAAGAAAACACAGAAAAAGCATTAAAAACAAGAAAAAGAACTTTTTCTTGATATATAAAAACAAAACGGTAAAAGATAATCTGCCTATTTCTTTTACTATGACAGGAGAAGATTTCAAATTATGCAGACGCCACATCAACCAAACCACATCACGGGAATATTTACCCCCTTTACCCGGCCAGCAGTACCCTTCGGAGAAGCTGCCGCTGAGTCAGAGATGGACAGCACGCTCCTTCCCTCTGAGCGAGATATTCCAGCCTCTAAAGATAAGCGCCGCCGCCGCCGATAAGCTAGAAGTAGAATGGTTTTACGATTGTACCCAGTGGGAAGGTTATCTTTCCTACTTGGGTTCTGATCACGTTATAAAAAAGCCTTATCATGAGTTGACAAAGCCCCATACACATGTTAAGATACCATATACTGAGGAGGAATAATGGATCGTAAACAATCCAAGATTAAGTTCGTTGGCCTGCATGCACATTCTGTGGCAGGCTCTATTTTTGATGCTATTGGGTACCCGCAAGCCCACATGGATTTTGCGTACGAGAATGGCTGTGACGCACTGGCGCTAACCGATCATGGTAACATGAACGGGCTAGCATATCAGGTACTACATGCCAAGAGGATGCAGGAGGCCGGCAAGGAATTCAAGCCTATCTTTGGCTGTGAGGCATACTTCACACCATCTATCGATGAGTGGCACGATGCATACAATCAGGCCATGGAAGATAAGAAGAAGGCCCGCGCTATCAAAAAGGATGCCCAATCGGGCGCTACTGTTGAAGATGAGGGCGACAGCAAAAAGATTCAAGGTATCTTGAAGCGACGTCGCCACCTTGTTCTACTGGTTCAGAACCAAACAGGGCTTAATAATCTATTTAAATTGGTATCCGAATCATATCAGCCGGAGAACTTTTATCGCTATCCACGCATCGACTACAAACTACTCAAGAAGTACAATGAAGGCATTATTGCTTCTTCTGCTTGTCTTGGTGGGGTGTATGCCGGTAACTACTGGGAGAACCGAGAAGATGGCACCGAAGCCGTACTGGAAGCTATGCGCGAATCCACCCGTCGTATGGTCGACATTTTCGGTGATCGCTGGTATGCCGAGATCCAATGGAATAATATCAAGGAACAGCATGAACTAAACAAGTATGTCATTCAAGTGGCTCAGGAGTTTGATGTAGCCCTTCTTACTACGGCAGATAGCCACTACCCCAACCCTGATGCTTGGAAGGACAGAGAGCTTTACAAGCGCCTTGGCTGGCTTGGCAAAGGCCGCCCATCATGGGCGGAAGAGGAATCGCAACTTCCAGATGGTGTTGAGGAGATCGGCTACGAGTTGTATCCCAAGAATGGAGATCAGATGTGGGAGAGCTACAAGCAGTACTCTTCTGAGCAGGGCTTTGACTACGATGATGATTTGATTTTGCAAAGCATTGAACAGAGTCATCGCATTGCGTTCGATAGGATCGACAATTTCTTGCCCGATAATACGGTTAGGCTACCTGAGTTCGTCGTTCCTGCTGGTTTTACAGCAACACAGGCACTCGTTAACTTTGCCCTTGAAGGCTTAAAAGACAAGGGTCTACACAAGAATAAGGAATATACAAGTCGCCTTCGTCAAGAACTCAATGTCATCGATGATCGTGGTTTCTCAAAGTATTTCCTGACCATGAAGTCGATCACTGATGTCGCGACTGACATGATGCTCACCGGTCCCGGCCGCGGCTCCGCTGCTGGCTCGCTGGTGGCATACGCGCTAAACATCACACAGGTTGATCCTATTAAGAATGGTCTGCTCTTCTCTCGCTTCTTGCGCTCGGATGCAACCGACTATCCGGATATCGATTACGATGTATCGGATTCCATGTCTTTGAAGGAGAAGCTTGTTGAGATGTGGGGAGAAGATTGTGTCGCCCCTATCTCCAACTGGAATACGCTACAACTCAAGTCTTTGATCAAGGACATTTCCAAGTTGTACAACATTCCATTTACAGAGGTCAACACGGTAACATCTATCATGATGCGTGAGGCCACTCCATTTGCTAAGCAGAAGCATGGCATCAAGGCTGGTGTGTATACTCCAACGTGGGAGGAGGTCATCGAGTTTTCGCCGACTCTGCGCTCCTATCTCGACAAGCATCCGGCAGTTAAAACTCACGTCGAAGGCTTGGTTGGTCAGGTCCGCTCTTGCTCCCGCCATGCTGGTGGAGTTGTTATTGCAGAAAACTTGGATGAGAGTATGCCTTTGATTAACTCCGGAGGTGTGCGACAGGCACCGTGGGCTGAGGGCCAAAACGTGCGCCATCTCGAACCCATGGGATTCATTAAGTTCGATCTGCTGGGTCTATCGACACTTAAGATGATGGAGGGTGCGATCTATCACATTCTCAAACGTCACCATAACGTCGAGAATCCAACGTTCGCACAAATTCGAGACTACTACGAGCAAACCTTGCACCCAGATATCATCGATTTGAATGATCAGCAAGTCTACGAAAACATTTTCCATACAGGAAAGTGGGCTGGTATCTTCCAGTTCACAGAGCAGGGTGCTCAGAAGTTCTGCGTTCGTGCGAAGCCGCGAAACATCATTGATGTGTCTGCTATTACTTCTATCTACCGGCCGGGTCCGCTGGCAGCTAATGTCCATGATGAATATGTTGAGGCGAAGGAGAATCCACATTACATCAAGTACTTGAACGACGATGCGCATGATATCACACAAGAGACCTTTGGGTTCCTTATCTTTCAGGAGCAGATTGCGTTGTTGGCCCACAAGCTTGGCGGTTTGACTCTCGATGAGGGTAATATGCTTCGCAAGGTGTTGACCAAGAAGGGTACCGGCAAGGGCTCTGTGAAAGGTAAGTTGCACGATAAGTTTATCAAGGGCTGCGCAGCAAACAAGATTAGGCAAGACGAAGCTCAAGCACTCTGGGACAAGTTCGAGTACTTCTCGGGGTATGGTTTTAACAAGTCCCATGCCGTTAGCTACTCCATCATTTCATTCCAGTGTGCGTGGCTATGGAACTACTACCCAGCAGAGTGGATGGCTGCATTCTTGGACAAGGAGCCTGAGAGCCGCAAAGAGAAGGCCATCAACATTGCCAAGCAGTACGGCTTCAAGATTGCACCACTGGACATCAACAAGTCAGGCATGGTGTGGGAAATCAGTGACGATGGCCTTACGTTGATTCAGCCGCTGTCGTCCATCAAGGGCCTAGGCACCGCTGCGATCGAGCAGTTACTTGATCATCGCCCATTCATGAACGCAGAAGACTTGCTATTCCGCGAAGGCGTCTCTTACTCTAAGCTGAACAAGAAGGCTATCGATGCCTTGTGTCGCGGCGGGGCTCTTGACAACATTGTAGATGATCGGTTCACTGGTCGCAAGCACTTCTGGTCTGCTTGTGTGGTCGAAAGACCAAAGAATCTCAAAAAGTTCCAAGAGAATCTCGATCTGTACAAGCCGGAGGGTGATTTTTCCGAAGAAGAAATTATTCACTTTAAGACGGAACTGACTGGCATTTTCCCAATGAACTTAGTTATCACCCCGGAAACTATTCAAAAGCTACAAGATCGGTTTATTCCTCCCATCTCGGAGTTTGATCCAGAGCTTCAAGTTTGTTGGTTTATTCCACGCAAGGTAACTGAGCGAAAAACCAAAAAGGGTAAGCTATATTGGATTTTAGAAGTCATTGATTCTAATAACGAACTAACTAGAATTAGATGTTGGGGAGTAAATCCTAACAAGGATCGCATCCAACTCAACAGACCCTACATGGCGAAGCTGGACTACGATGAAAATTGGGGCTTCTCAACCTTCGCTATGTGGAGAAACTTCAAACTCCTAGGATAAAACATGAACATACTAAAAACATTCAGCCCGCTTTTGAAAGAGCCGAAACTTATCGATGACCTACCAGTAGTTATCAGACTAAACAAGTTTGATGAACCATCAGCTAAAGCGTTTTCTGCTGCTGTCACGAAAGCACAAAATACAGGACAGCCTGTACTTCCGATTATAATTGACAGCTATGGCGGTCAGGTGTACAGCTTGATGTCGATGATTTCAGACATTCAGCACTCTAAGATACCTGTTGCTACTATTGTACAAGGCAAGGCGATGTCTTGTGGTGCTGTCTTGTTTAGTTTTGGTGCAGAGGGGATGAGATATATGGACCCAAATGCAACTGTTATGATCCACGATGTTAGTTCGATGGACCGCGGCAAAGTAGAAGAAATCAAAGCATCCGCCGAAGAAACTGAGCGTCTCAATAAAAAGATTTACCATATGATGGCTGAGAACTGTGGAAAACACAAGGATCACTTTCTAGATATAGTGCACGAAAAGGGACACGCCGACTGGTTTTTGGAATCCGATGAGTGTAAAAAGCACAATCTTGCCAACCACTTACACGTGCCCGAAATGAAAATCAACACAGTCGTTAGATTTGACTTCAAGTAAAGGATACGCCGGCTACTTATAGTGAGGGACTGGCGTGTCAGCAACACAAAAAATAAGATGGCAGAGGCTGCTGAGTAAACTTAGTTACCTGCATGAAGAAAATGAATACGTCCAGGCTATCGTAAAAGAAGGGGCAGCAGAATTTCACGAACATTACGGTGATTTTTGCGAGAGACTAAACCTCGACATCGATGGCTTGAATGATCAGAACGCAGAGCGCATCAGGGGGCTCTATGGTCTTGACAACAACGAGCAGAACCTTGAAACAACTGCAAAAGCTTTAAGCGACATGCATCAGCAGATTGTAAGATACATGGAGCCGCCGGTATACTCCACATCACCAGAGCAAGCCGAAGAGACAACGGGCGAATACCAAATGACCCAAGATGAGCAGGAGATGTATGATTCATTCAACAAGCTGTTTAGAAAAATAGCTATGCAGTTGCACCCTGACAAACTTGATCCAAACCTGTCCTCGGTCGAAAAACAAAGAAAAGTAACCAAGTTTAACGAAGCGAAGAGGGCCCTTGATAAGAGACAGTATTTTATACTTCTCGAGTTGGCCAAAGAGCTTAACATAAAGAGTCCAAGAAATTACCCACAACAGATTCGTTGGATGAAGAAAGAGATAGAAGGACTCAACACCTCTATTGATGCTGGTAAGAAAACATACAACTACGTATTCTCAGAATGTGAGACAGAAGAAGAGAAGGATATGGTGATCAAAAGATTCATGCACCATCTTTTCGGAATAAATTTCCCATAAAGCCCTTGACTCATCACATATGACTTGTTATAATATAAGTGTTGATAAAAGGAGGGCTCATGTCCACAACAGAACAAAAGAAGCAATACGTAAAGGAATACATTCGCAGCCTTAATGCGATTGAAGAGGCGATGGAGCCGTACAAGGAGCAGCGCCGTGAATTGCGTACCGAGTTCCGGAACAACGGGTATCTTTCTACAGATGAAATCCGTGCAGCGGTGAAAGCATATCGCCTGTTCAAGGGCAAGTTTGATATCGAAGAGGTGTACGATAACTTTAAACTTTTTGATGGGACCAATAGCTAATGATTTTAGAATACGCAAAAGTTCGTCCGAACGCTAATAACCCTGATCGCGCAAATCCGTCTGATGCTGGATTGGATGTGTTCTATTCTCCAACTAAGCCAACTTCGGTGATCCTGAATCCCGGAGACAGCAAGATCTTCGAAACAGGATTGAAGTTCGGGGTACCTCACGGATACATGTTGGAGGTAAAGAATCGAAGCAGCATAGCAGCAAAGAAATCTCTGATAGTTGGGGCTTGTGTTATAGATTCCGGCTATGATGGGGAAGTCTTTATCAATCTGCACAATGTGGGAAGCGAACTCCAAGTGGTCGCAGACGGCGACAAGATCGCACAGTTGGTTCTAACACCAGTGGTTCACTTTCGACCAGTCTTAGCAGAAGAGTCCGATCTGTATGCTCACCCAATGACAATCAGCAATAGGGGCGATGGAGCCCTCGGGAGTACGGATGAATAATCCTGAATACGTAAAGCCGTGGTTAGCGTGCAACTCAATGAGGCACCACCTTGGAGAGACCGGCAGTCGCAGCAGCAAAACAACAGACGTTCTGAATGAGGAAGTTATTCAAATTTTTAAGAGTGTCCTCTCTCCCAAAGAGGGGTGGCACTTTAAAACTGAAAAGAGAATTCCCTGCGCTCGTGGCAAAACCTTCACAGTTGATGTTTTGGCTTATAGGGATGGCGAATTTAAAGCAGCGATTCTCTTGAAAGCCGTCCAGAAGTCTTACAACAAGAATCGTCAAAACTACGCAAACACGCTTGAAGGCGAAGTTGGCCGCATCAAAGATCTGCCCATGCACGAGGGAGTATCAGTCATCACGATCGATTGGGTGCCCAAGACGGTTCCCAATGGTCAGAAGATGGAAGTCACAAAAATTCCTGATACCTCGCGAGCAGAGAAGCGGTGGAACAGTTATCTTGAAGATGGTTCTTTTGTCAGCTTTTGCAAGATTAGGTTTGACTTGAGTGGTCAGATGGCTTATAATATTGAAGGAACAGAGAAGCTTCGAGAAGCTATCGAAAGGTTGAAGATTGCATAAAGATTTTTACGAGTACACCAAGCAAGTCCCAGAGGAAAAAAAGAAGAACCTAGGGATAATCTATACTCCATCTCATATCGTAGACTGGATCAATAGCTCGGCTTTATCTGCTTGGCGTGAAGAATCTATCCCTAAAATTGTCGATCCATGTTGTGGTACTGGTGTCTTTTTATACGACATGGCACGCAAGATCGCTGATCGTTGGGACTTGGAGTTTGATGAGGTATGCAGAAAATACATCTACGGGTTTGATTTAGATGCGGATGCCCTAGGGGTTTTGAAGGGGCTCATGCCCCACTGCAATGTTTGGCATGCAAATTCCCTCAAAGAGGATTACGGTCGCTTTGATATCATTGTCACCAACCCTCCTTACGTAAGAATTCAGAACCTAGACATACAGACGCGAGAGTTTTTACAGGAATCATTTGATTTTTGCGAAGGTGACACGGATATTTATATTGCTTTCTTCGAGAAGTTTGCCAAGAGCAAGAAGATTGTGGGAATGATTTGCCCCAACAGTTGGATTCGAAACAAGGGAACAAAAAAGCTCCGTCAATATTTGTATGATGAACGGCTTGTGAGTGAGCTTGTGGACTTCAAAGAGAAACTCGTGTTTGATGGGGTCCAAACTTATACCTCAATAGTAACAATGCTTGGTAAGGAATCATCAAATATGAAGTTTTCGAACGACATTGTTGACACACCGATAGGGGTGTGTTATGATGAGTCTACGGAATCACATATGTTTTCAGGACTAACTTTCAAATCAGGGAACAGCACAAAAAATCTATTAGACTATTGTGATATCAAGGTTGGCCTAGCGACTCTCTGTGATAAAGTTTATTTTGGAGAGGTATTGGCTGAATCAAGCAAGTCAACTTGTATTTTTGAAACCAAACTGGGAACTCAAGAGATAGAGCGAGCCGCCCTTCGAAAGTGTATTAAGGCTAGTAAGATATCACAAGTTAAAGAAAACACATATATTATCTTTCCATATGATGAGGCCAATAATCTTATCGACGAGGTTGATTTCAAGGCCATGTACCCACTAGCACACAACTATCTGCAAAAGCACAAGGATCTTTTGTTAAAGAGAGATAAAGGTAAGATTGATGCTGCAAAGTGGCACGGCTATGGGAGAACACAAGGTCTTGCGAACAACAAAGAGAAACTGCTGGTGCCGCCCATGCACAAAGAGAAGCTGACACTCAGGTCTAGCAGCGAGAAAGAACTTTACATCTCTGGTTACGCGATCTTCCCAAATGAGGATACCACGCTAGCGGAGATACAGAAACTTTTTGAAACAGAACAACTATACGATTGGATAACACAACGCGGCAAGAGTCTAAGCGGGGGATGGTATGGCATCTCAAAAGAACTTTTTAAAACATATAACTTTTAAGGAAAACAATGAATAAAGAAACACAACAAACCATGTTCAGTTCCAAGACAGGTAACTGGGCAACACCACAAGAATTTTTTGATAAGCTAAGCTGGCGCTTTGGCCCATTTGATTTGGATCCATGCGCCAGTCCACATAATACCAAGTGTGCAAACTTCTACACCGAAGCAGAAAACGGCTTGTCGAAGGATTGGACCGGCCACACGGTGTTTGTCAACCCTCCGTATGGCCGGGGTATTGATAGGTGGATTGAGAAAGCGAGGCTCTCTGCGCAAAACGAGCACACCAAAGTAGTGATGCTTATTCCAGCGCGAACCGATACCAAGTATTGGCATGAGCATGTCATGAAGGCATCTGAGATTCACTTTGTAAAAGGCCGACTTAAGTTCGGTGACAGCACCAACAGCGCTCCCTTCCCCTCTGCTGTTGTAGTGTTCGATGGAGGGGAAGAACTTTGGCGAGTAGAAAGCATCAATCGATAAGGAGGAACTATGTCCGAAGAAATTATGAATGCAGCTATTATGAGATTGCGGTCCCGCGCTCTGGAACACTATGGAATCATCAAAGACCTTTATAGGCGCCCTGCTGCCGAAGGCACCACCGATGAGATAGTGAAGAATGCGATCACACTTGTGCAGTTTGAAGGAGCCATGTTGACTCTTCAGCAGTACGTACCCACCATTCTTGCAGAGATCGAGGCTGAGGTCAAAGCAGAGCAAGAGAAAGAAAAACAAAAGGCACAGGAGAAGGAAGAAGCTGATAGCAAAGAGATTCGCGGTGAAGAATTGGCTAAGCGATCTTCCTCGTATAGACGTAGCCGAAAAGGAAAGAAGAAAGATGAACCGGAAACAACGTAGAGCAATGACAAAGCAAGCTGGCGCCAACGCCAGTGATGCGATTGCCAGCAAGATGAGTGGGTTCAGCAAACTGCCGGACAAGTGCAGTGCATGCACGGAACCATTTGACAAGAAGGACAAAGAGATGGTGCAATCATGGAACGTTGTGGTGCACCAAGAAGTGGTTAGATTATTCTGCCCACAGTGTATTGCAAAGGCAAAGGGGGTACTCGAAGATGAGTGTGAATAGGTTATCAATAGAGGCTTTAAACAAGATTTTAACAGGCAAGGTAAAAGAAGATTCCACATGCGTTGTCAAGTTTTATTCTAACGACTGTCACCTGTGCCACAGTTTGCAGGAATACTACATGGACATCTCGAACGAGGAAGATTTTTCAGATCTACACTTCTTTGCGTTCAATGTCGATGACAATCAGATGATTGAGAAGAGGTTAAAATTCAATGGCGTACCAACCATAACTATGATTAAAACATATGCTTCGGACATGAAGCCAAGAGTGAGAATTTTATCAGATCCCTCTGAACCCAACGAGAAAACATGGTACACCACCAAATATATTAAAGATTTCATCATGGAGGAGAAATAAATGAAAGAATGCCTATCTTACGATGATGTATTGCTGAGTCCGAGATACTCAGACATCCGCAGTCGATCGGAGGTATCCATTGATACAGACTTGACAAACGGATTAAAGTTACAATTTCCTGTTTTGGCTTCACCGATGGATACGGTTTCCGAGTCTCGCATGGCGGCTGCCATAGGGCACGCAGGAGGCACCGCAGTTGTCCACCGCTATAACACCCCCATGCTCGAGGCAAGATACGTCTCAATGGCACGTGATTTGGCCGCAGCACAAGGCGATGGCACTATTGTGATCGGTGCTGCTGTCGGAGTGACTGGTGATTTTATGGACCGCGCCACTGCTGTGGTGTCGGCCGGCGCAACCTTCCTGTGTATTGATGTCGCCCATGGTCACCACTTGATGATGAAAGAGGCAATAACAAACCTGCGTTCCGAGTTCGGTCCCGACCTTCATATTATGGCAGGCAATGTCGCAACACTAAAAGGTGTTAACGATCTTGCTGATTGGGGTGCCAATTCTGTTAGGTGCAACATTGGTGGTGGCTCCATCTGTTCTACCCGAATCCAAACCGGACACGGCGTACCGGGTCTCCATACTGTTTTTGAGTGTGCTCAGACTGACAGAGACGTAGCAATTATTGCTGATGGTGGCATTAGAAACTCCGGAGACATTGTTAAAGCTTTGGCTGCTGGTGCTGATGCTGTCATGTGTGGCTCTCTGCTTTCGGGAACCGATGAGACTCCCGGTAAAGTTATCGAGGAGTCTGACGGCAGCCGATGGAAGACTTATCGCGGAATGGCATCCAAAGAAGCCCAGATTGGTTGGCGTGGGAAATATTCTTCTTTCGAGGGTGTTTCCGCCAGAATACCTTATAGGGGATCCGTAAGCAGAATATTTGAAGACTTAAAGAATGGCATTCGATCGGGCCTTTCATATAGTGGCGCGCGAACAATACCTGAACTAGCCAGTGTGGCAGAGTTTATCAGGCAGACCAATTCAGGACTGTCAGAAAGCGGTACGCACATTCGGAGCAGGGCATGGTAGACACACAAGAGGTGAACTATGGCAAACTTAACAAGAAGATAGTGTTTACAGAAAATGATCACAGGCATGCTCAATTAATTGTCAGGCTGCGCCACGATGATTTGAAACAGTCTCACTTTTTTAGAGCCATGATCACTGGATACCTACAACAAGATGAAAGGATATTAAGTTTTGTGGATGATATAAAAGAACAGTCTGTCAAAAAGAAGAATAAATCACAAAAGCTACGCAAGAAAGGCCAACAAGTAAACAGTGACGCCGGGTTTTCAAATGAGCAGATTGATGATTTGTTTGACTTAATAGCCGAGGAGCACCCTGACTTATGAATTGTGATGGACTTAGGCCATGCTCGCGAAAGTGCATAGAACTAGAAGAAAGCTGTCCTCACGAGGATTGTAGAATGTGGATCGATTACGAAGAGGAGCACAACTGTACTCTCGTTTCGGTCTACGAAAAAGGCTCCCTCACCCTGCGACAAGTGGGGGAGCGCTTAGGAATTTCATTTGCAAGGGTCAAACAAATTGAAGAGAAGGCCCTACTTAAGATGAAACGTCGTACCAACTATTGGTAAAAATCGTAGACTTTACAGAATACTAAACTATTTATTATTGACTCATTTTCAAGGAGAAAGAAAAGATGGCTCGTAAACCCCTTTTAACCGAATCCGAGATCCGCAGCTTCATGAAGCTTGCTGAACTCCGACCTATCGGTGACAACAAGATAGCAGAAATGTACGGCGAGATGCCCGGCGCCCGTGATGAAGAAGACGAACTCGAAGGCGAACTCGACGCGACAGAAGACGAATTAGGTGCAGAAGATGCAGAGGCCGATGAAGAAGGCGCTGAGTTAGGTGACATGGACATGGATATGGATATGGACATGGGTGCTGACATGGACGCCGGTGGCGGCAAAGATATGGTCTCGGTTGATGACTTCATGTCTGCACTTGAAGGTGCATTAGAAGACGTTCTGGGCGAACCAGTGTCTACTGAGATGGACGACGAAGACGATGACATGGACGATGACATGGCCGCCGATATGGACGCGGACGTTGAGATGGACGCAGACATGGCTATGGATGCCGAAGAAGACGAGATGGAAGCTCCCATGATGGAAGAGGACATCGTCAACGAAGTTGCCCGCCGCGTTGCAGCACGACTTCAAGCCAAAAACAATGAAGAGCAAGTAGTTGATGCCCTCGCTGAGCGCATCATGAAGAGACTTACTAACAAATAACTTGACATTTGGTTTACGATCCGTTAAGATAACCACTGGACTTCCAGTGGTTATTTTTTAGGAGGCACATGGATATATGGTGGCTACACGCCTTAGTTTTTATTTTTGGTTACACAACCTGTAAGACTTTTTATTTTTTGAACACTGCACGCATCTCATTAAAATTGATTAAATCAAGTCGAGTCATCTATTTATTGATGGCTGTGAGGGCAATTGAAAATTACTTGATGTCGGAAAGGATGATGAACAAATACTTGAAAGAAACGAAGCAAGATAAAGACACTGTAAAGTCTTTTGAAGACAAGTGTGTGCTAGAAATTGAGCACTTCAAAAAGAAAACAATAGAACAGCTATTGTTGCAGACTCCTGACGCATTTAAGCCGGGCCTCGAATTTGACGATTGGAGAACCGCAATGAATCACCTTCAACAGCACAAAGAAGAAGCTCTTGATTTTTGGAGGATGGGCAAATGATTGATAAACTTAAAGACTTGATTGGTATCAAAGAGGGTGCTGGTGCTAAATCAGACGCAAAGCGCGCTGAGCAGATGGCGGAACTGGAAAAAGAGATAGCCCAGGCTTTAATGGAGGAGATGGGCCCACAACGCAAAGAGCCGGATTTACGTAGCATTGGCTTGTTTGCGGATGTCTCCGAGGAAAGAGTAGCTGAGCTAATTCACGCGATGTTATATCTTGATGAGGTCAACAAGCTCAACAAAACGAAAACACCCATTAGTTTCTATATCTCAACCTATGGTGGATCCGCCGATGATATGTTCGGCATGTACGATGTGATGCGTCAAGTGAGAGAGAGGACTGAGATACACACGATTGGACTTGGAAAAGTTATGTCAGCTGGAGTTATCTTATTGGCCGCTGGCACCAAGGGTAAACGCCAAATAGGCCGCAATTGCCGTGTCATGATACACTCTGTGATTGCGGGTAGTCATGGTCCGTTGCACAACCTTATCAATGAGATGGAAGCTGTTGAACAGATCCAGCAGATGTACATTGATTGCTTGGTGGCGGAGACTAACCTGAGCAAAAAACAGCTTAAAAAGTTACTGGAACGCAAAGTTAACGTCTATTTATCTGCTGAGGAAGCGGTTGAATACGGAATCGCAGATATTATAATTTAAGAGGAATAAGAATGTCACAATATTATAAAGATATGTTTATCGAAGTAAGAGAAGAGAAGGAATCTGACGACGGTATCTTGGACTTTGTTTACGAAATGGTCGCAAAGTCGTCCGCAAAGCCCTTGGTTACGGAAATGGCTTCTGACTCGGCAAGAGAGTTTGTCTTGTCCTTGCCAAAGTTTACCCCAACTGAGGCGTGGGGAGATCCCAACTCCATGGAAAGACAGCAAATCACCAAATTGTTTAATGCAATTGGTGGCGGCCGAACCATCGAAGGCAAGCTTCAGTTTCTTCAACGTATCGTGGATCCAAATAGCAGAATCACATCGCCCCGCCGGATCATCTCCTCTATCATTATCCTAGAATCATTAAAAGCCGTGATTCATAGCTTCAATGCGTCATCCGCAGGATTTGTATTTGAAGGCTGGCTAGCCGCGCTTCTTCAAGGAACACAAGAGGCAGAGATATCAGCCAAGGGGAACCTTCCCATTCAGGATCTGATTGGTTTTGAGGGTACCGACAAGGCGGTTCCAATCAGCCTTAAACTACTTGGCCCAAAGACAATGGTTGAGGGTAGTTTTACTAACTTGGTTGACGGTCTTGATGAATTCGGTGAGATGGTTTATATCGTTGCAAGAAAAGATAAAGAATCCGGTGGCATGATGATTGAGAAATTTACATTCACTCAAGATAATTTTATGAGGGCCCTCGTTACCACTGCGAAGGGTGGAATGAAAAATACCGATTTGCTTCAACTTCGAGACATGGATCTGAGCACTGAGGATTCTATCAAATACATTATGAACCAAGAAACATGGCCTGAGAGATATGAATTGCTGCAACAGACTCGCGGCTACAGCCAAACGGTTAGAAAAAAGAAAATGGCGACCCAAGTGGATCTGGCGCCACCGCAAGAGCCGGAAGCAGAGCCCGAACAGCAGCCAATCAACGAAGGTGGCAAGGGAGACGGTGGCTACCAGTGGAGCCTTTCGGTACCTCAGTTAAAATCGGGAACCCTGAAAGATATGATAGGTGTCACAATCTTGGGTGAACTACCATACTCTGAGGAGCAAATAGTGAAGGTTGCCAGACTACACATGGATAAACTAAACGCTGAAATTATGCAGCTTTTTACTGCTACGAAGGAACTGTCTGAGAATATCAATCGATATTTCTTGGTCGAGAAACGAAGTACGGCGATTAACTCCGGTGAGAAAGCGATTCAAGACTCTATCGAGATTCAAAAAACCCTCCAATCGCAACTAGCTGCGCCCCCAGCGCCCGATGATATTGAATAAAAAAGCTTGACATAATTCTTAAAAGAGATTATAATATGTACATAACTCAGAGGTACTAATGAGTCGAGAATACGACGATAATCAATCACTACAACAAAAAATCATGGATGGAGCAAATAAGCTAGCAGACAATGTGGCATCCACGCTCGGTCCACGCGGCAGAAACGTCCTATTACAAGAAAAGGGTCGCACCCCGTTCATCACAAAAGATGGGGTCACAGTGGCACAGTTCGTATCCATGGACGATCCTTTTGAGAATGCCGGCGCCGAGATCATTAAGCAAGCAGCAATCGAAACTAACAACAGCGCAGGCGATGGCACTACCACGTCAACTGTTCTGGCCAGAGCTATCTTGCGAGAGTCACAGCGCTTCTTGGCGAGCGGTCTTTCTCCCGTAGAGATACAGAGAGGGATAGACCTGACTGTTCGAGAGGTCTCGTCTAATCTAAAAACAATGGCCACTCCGGTAACGAGTGTTGAAGACATTGAACACGTGGCAACAATCTCGGCTAACAATGATCGAGCTATCGGAAAACTCATCGCAATGGCTTTTGATAGGGTAGGGCAAGATGGCTCAATAACCATTGAAGAGTCACGGTCAACAGACACGGTTCTGGACATTACAGAGGGTTTTTCATTCGATAGCGGCTTCACCGCTGGTGCTTTTATAACCGACGAACGTCGTGCGGTGATGCACCACGACGAGCCACTCATCTTGGTTACAGATCAGAAGATCAGCACCGTTGAGCAAATCCTGCCGGCACTCGAGATGGTTGCGCGAGAAGGTCGCCCATTGATTGTGGTTGCGGATGACATCGATGGCCAAGCACTTGCGGCGCTTATTATGAATGCGATGCGGGGTACCATGAAGGTTGCGGCCATCAAGGCACCGGCATACGGAGAAGAGAGGAGAAGTACACTCTCAGATTTGGCCGTTTCAGTGGGTGCCACCTTCATGTCTCGGGAGTCCGGCAAGAAACTTGTAGACATTCAGATGGTCGACTTTGGCACATCTAAGTTTGTGGAGAGTACAAAGTCGTCCACGATCTTTGTTGGTGGAAGTGCGGACGTGGAAGCGATTGAAGTCAAGATTGATTCGCTCAAAGCACAGATTGAAGCAACAGAGGACTTGGAGGCCTGCAACGTGATTCAAAAAAGAATTGTTCGACTTGCTTCTGGTGTGGCTGTAATCCGAGTAGGTGGCGCCACTGAGGTCGAGATGACTGAGAAGAAACATCGCATTGAAGATGCCTTGGAGGCTGTAAAAGCGGCCCAAGATTCCGGGATTGTACCCGGTGGTGGTTCCTCATTATTGCGCGCTTCCGAGAGCCTCTGTGTGACAACGGAGAATGAAGTGTCAGCAAACGATTTGGCTGCTGGTATGGCAGTCGTCCGCGCAGCATGTCACGAGCCGATTAGACAGATGGCATCAAACGCAGGCTGCTCACCAGACCTGATTGTCGAAAAGGTATTGAACGCCAATACCAGCGATGGTTGGGATTTTAGAGCTAATAAGTTGACAAACCTCTTAGAAGATGGTATTATAGATCCTGTAAAGGTTACACTGTCGGCGCTCAAAAACGCAGCCAGTTGTGCCGGCACTCTGATAACTACCAATTATGGTATCATTCAAACGGAGGATAAATGATGCAACAAGGAGATTTAGTCCACATCCCACAGGGAACAGAACTGTGGTGTGAGACTGAAAGAGGCATGAGACACCGAACTGCTGAAAAGCCAGTTGCCGGCGTTTACATGAACACGCGAAGCCAGTACATATATCGCGTTTACGCCAACGGAATGCACTGGAATGTGAAAAGAAGAGATGTATACCCAATGGAGCAAGGATGTTAGTTAAACTTACCGAGATATGTCAGAACAATACCTTAACGAGTAACCGAGATTTTACGATTCGAGAAGTTTTTGTGAATCCAGAACACGTTGTTATGATCAGAGAAGAGTCCAGAATGCAACAGTTGAACGAGGATGGCGCCCTCCCTCCGGATCTCTCTAAGTCACATAGATTTACCAAGCTGACCATCAATCGTGGGCAGTCGGGTACCGAGATTATTGTCGTGGGAACACCACAGATGATCGAAAAAACACTAAACCAAAACAGAACACTGATAAAAGGATAAAATGAGTAACCAAGAAGCAACCAGAGTAAACATTCAATTTTCAATCGAACTTGATGAATTGCCATCGGAGATCGATAGACTGATCGAGAAGTCAAATCAACACATCGCAAACGCCAAGGATTTCTACACACAGCTGTCCTCTAACGACAACAACCTAACAACAGAGGGGTGGGAAGGCATCGATAATATACGAAAATCTTTGTCAAAGTCAGATCAAGTGCTCGATGATCTTCAAAGGATTATCAGCGGATATTTACGTATGAAAAGCGAAAATATCTCCCCGCCAGCACAGTCTCCGGCAGTCGAGGCGCCAACCACCGCACCTACGGCGGAAGAGTCTCCTTTCCTTGCACAGCACCCAGATGCAAAGAGCGCCGGCGCCGCCGCCCCGTTTGCAAATGGTGACATGAATGTGAAGGATTTACAGTCCCAGATGATGCAGGTAATGTCTCACATGCAACAGAAGATGGACTCCGACAACATGACCGAAGATGAGCAAGAAGCTGCCGACGTTTTGAGAAATAGATTGTCAAGAGTGATGGAAAACGCTGATGAAAACTCCTCTGAAACTGGCAGCTAGAGAATTTAAGTCGTTATCGACCCTCAAAAAGATGTTCCCAGAGAAATCTGTGATACATTCTTTTCTGATGTATAACGGTGGCGTCGAAATACCTTTGGCGATGAGTAATAGGTACGTGGTCTCGCACACCAACAAATACTCCATCTATGAATTTTGGACATGCCTTAGTATGAATGCTGAGCAAGTACAGAAGGTAGCAATGCACTTCGACAATATCGAAGATCCCGGTGTATTTTACTACTTGCAGGAAACTTTGCCTGAGTATAGGGATCCTTTTTTGAGGGCTGGTATTTTCTTTTTGCTGAACAAGTATTCCAAGGGCGGCTTTGTCTCGCGAGGTGAGTTCACCCCAGATAGCCATAATCCACTGGCCATGGCTAATCTAAGACAAGTATCTTTTGAAAACTTGATGGTGGTGTACAACAAGCCTGAAAACTTTGTGGACAGCATGGAATCTATCGATGGTAGATGCGATTACGTGTTTGTGCCAGTGGGTGATTTTACTCTGAATTATCTAAAAAATGTAGAGAGCGATATCAATAGCTTAACTTATGACGAGACTTTTGTCGACACACACAGGCTAAAAGACTTCATGGAAACGAGCGAAAAGAAAACTGCGCTGCTCTACCATTACACCCGGAGTGTCGCCAAGTATTTTAAAAACCAAAAACTATACTTCGTTGACCAGTGGGGAAGACCTACTACCGACGAGGCCAAAGCAAAGGAAGTGATCGTTGCCAACTTTTAATATTCTATTAGCGTGCCTATTGTTTGCAATCGGTCAGACGCTTGGTTGGTTTCAATTGAACTCACAATTTGTGTGGGACTGGTGGAAAGACAAGCCTCTCTTCGCCGCTATAATGTTCTCTGTCCCGACAGGTATATGTTTCTGGTACGGTATCAAGCTGTGTTACGAAGAGTGGGGAGAAGTGTGGGGCCCCCGCTTTTTAATTTTCACCATGTCTTACCTGACATTTCCTCTTTTAACGTGGGTTTTCTTAAATGAAAGCATGTTCACTGTAAAAACTATGGTGTGTGTGGTATTATCGTTTATAATCGTGGCAGTACAATTATTTTGGAGATAACATGAGAAGAGTTGAAAAACCGTGGGGACACGAAATTATCTGGGCAGAGACAAAAGATTACGTTGGTAAAGTTTTACACATCAATGCTGGTCATCGTTTGTCGAAACAATACCATGAGACAAAAGAAGAGACGGTCTACGTTATTAAGGGTATTTTGTATAACTACGACGAGAACGATAACATCCAGAAGTTTTTGCCGGGAGAGGCGTTTCACGTGGTCCCGCATCAAGTTCACCGCTTTGGTGCGAACGAGACCGCAGTAGAGATTGTGGAGGTAAGCACTCCTCATTTAAACGACGTTGTAAGATTGGAAGATGATTATAAAAGATAGCAACTATTTACTCTGTTGGAGAAAATAAATGGATATTTCTACAGGGAACTGGTTTAATTATCTTAAAGATAATGTTTTAACGGAGGGCTTGCGCGACATCGGCTTGCCCGAGATCATCGTTGATTTTATCGAGGAAGGCATGCCGAATGCTCCCGAGAAGTCAAAGACGTACGCAGGCAATAACTGGAAAGAACACAAGCTGGGCAACCCCGGCTACATTGATAGCGTCCAACAGAACTGGTTGAACCAGATGGAGCGGATGTTCCCAGATCAGATACAGCTTCCACGCGCCACACACAGCCCGGTAGCTGCACGCACAGTCGAGCCATATGATGCGAGCGCCGTCCGTATAACTCCACGCGCCACATACGACGACGAAACCATCGAGCAAAACAAGAAGATCGCATTCGTCGCAGACAATATAAAGCAAGCGTGGGCGAAGCCTGCCGGCACTTGGCGCAAGACATTTATGAAAGCATTGAAGGCACTGAGCAAAGCAGGTGTGCCTTCCGAGAAGGTTGAGGTTGTAAAAGAATATATCAATGAGCAGATGCTCGGCGAGTGGAGAACATACTGGGGCAGATATAACGAGTTGTTCTCATGGCTCAACGATGAGCCGACGAACTATGAGTTGATCAAGGGCGATGATATTGACAACGCCTATCAAACTGCAATGGATGACTTGGAGAACCGAGAAGATCCAGACAACATCCTCCACACCTTTGAAGATGGTTCGTACTGGTATAACTTGCAGGTGTCTAACTGCTCCATAGAAGGTGAGCGAATGGGACACTGCGGCTCTGACTCTCGCGGCGTATTAGTGTCCCTCCGCAAGCGCCAAGGCAAGCGCAAGGCATCATCGTCCTATGTCACAATGACTTACAGCGAATATGAGAACACAGTCTACCAAATCAAAGGACGCAGTAACGACGCACCAGATGAAAAAACATGGGATCATATCGCTTGGTTCATTAACAACATGCGTGTCGAGAACGTAGAAGAGACAGGCGAGCACTCAGGCGATCAGGAAGGCATACAAGAGATGATTGAGTATCTCAGCCAAGAAACCAACGCAAACTTCCACGGCTCTATTGAAGACCGCTTAGAGAAAGCAGAAGATTACTGTGCAGGTGTGCTGGACCGCTACACCGACAACCGAGACGAGCTTGAATATGGTGACGTTGGTTATAATCTTGAAGAAGAGATGAATGACATTTACTGCTATGCCAGCGCAAGATATGAATTTGAGATTGATCTTGGTTGGCCCGATTACAGCACAACTGACATGTTCTACATAGCTGACAATCCGCAAGATTTTAAAGAGATCCCACGTGATTACAGCGGACTTCGCGCGTTTGTTGAAGAACTTGGTATTGATGACATGATTTATGATATGCCGGGTGATGATGGCGACTGGGACATCAGCCTAAGAAAACTCGTCAGTGCTCAACCAGAGGGCGACGAGATAGATCCAGATCGCGAGGCTACGGTTCACTTGGTCATTTCCTTGCACAGTAATCAAAACTTTACAGCCGACGAAGATGGCGAGGTGCCAGATTTTGACGAATTTGTTGACGTCATGCTGGCGTTTGAGGAAGACGACGCGCCTACCTACAAAGAGCAAATTAGACAGAACCTTGCTGCTGGCGGCTACACGGCGAAGAGCACCTACGATCGCTCCCGAGAAGAGTTAATGAAGCTCACAAACCTCGACAAGTGGCACGTCAAGCAGGACAAAGGCGGTCTTGAGTTTGACTGGACTGCCGACGATGGTCAACCGCTTCATTCGTACACAGGCAAGTTTGACTCTGCGAGAGCACAGATGTATGGAACAGGAACAGGTAACCGTATGGGTGTGAACCCTGATGCGGTGTTCGCTGAGATATTTGGGTACGGACCAAGGTTTAACTTTGCCAACATGCGAGGAACAAATGATTACTCAGTTCAGTTCGCGAGAGAGTTATCAAGCGCCATCACAACGCACTTAAAGTCTAAGGCTAGTGCGCCCGGACAACAGAAACTTGACTTCGGTGATAAGTATGGTGATGCTAATCCGACGATGGTCTTAGCAGACGACACTGACTTTGTTATATTCCAAGACGTAAACTACCGCCCAGACGGCAGCCGAGAGCGATACCCGCTTATAAAAATCAAATGGCTGTATCGCATGCGCGTCAACCCCCAATCACCCCCAGAAGAGTTTGAGATTATCCAAGAGATCGCAGCGTTCTTGAACGAGAACGAAGAGCTTGTGACTGCTGCTGCTGATAAGATTATCGCCATGGCTCTCGAAGATCACAGCGAGAAGATTAATAAACGCAGAGATAAGGTGATGAGTAATCAAGAGATACAGGATCTCATCAACAGAGGTATAGAAACTTATGGAAGAATTGATGCTGATGGTTCCGCTGGTGAAGTTGCAAATAGAATAGTCACTATCTTACAATGGTTTGAGGCCAACTATTCTGACATGGGTGAAGCTGAAAGATACATCATGGTGGCCAAGTTTCTTATTCCGATAGTACAAAACAACTTCCGCTCTTACTCTGACATGGGTCAGATTGATAACAACACAGGTGCGCCTGTTATGTTTGATGAGCTTGTGCCGCACCAAGTAGCATCGATGGGCGGACAGCCTGTCAAAATGGTTACGCGCAACGAAAGCGTCGAGGATCAGATCAGCAGGATTGATAAGTTACTCAACGAGATTGATCCCGGATATGATTTACGGACCTATAAAGTTACTATTGATGTTTCGCTTTCAAAAGATGTCGGTGGCCAACTTCAAGACACACAAACTGAGATTAGAGGTATCGAGGGAGTAACTACGGTTCGCACTATGGGAGACACCAAGAGAGTGGGCAACTCCACTGTTGGGTCTTTTGAGATTAAATTTGAATTGATGGGCTCCGTTAGTCGCCAAAGATACAAAGATAGGGTGTTGTTACCGGCCCTGACGCGCATCCGAGGCCTCAGAGTGCTTCGCATAGGAAATATAAACTCGGCTGATAGAACACCGCTTAACGAGCTTTCGCTGCCCTTTGGAGGCGTTGCAGGCGCCCTTGGCGCTGTTCGCTATGGTAGCGGCCCTGTGCGCACCCCCAGCCTGTCTGTGCAGCAGGTAGCAGACGATTGGGCCGCAAGTGGTGTCATGGACTACGACAGGCCCATGGCAAATGCGAATATGCAATATCACGTGATGGTGGACACAGAGGAGCTATTGCCATATTTATCAAGAGTATACCGCAACCCGAAAGATGCTTTTGATGCAGACTACCAGTATTTTATAAAGAACGGCGCTGAAAATCCAGTGTATGTGGCAGTCGGCAAGAACGGCAGGGTAAGAATCACAGGAAATGAGGATGTTGTCTGGTTCGCAAAGAAGGCTGGCTTAGAGCAGGTACCAGTTTTCTTCAGTTACCAAATGCAGGTTTGAAATGTTTAAGAAATATGTGAAAATTATATCTCAACTTGCCATGGTCGCCTTAGCAGCGATGTTGGTTTCCTTGGGTATAACACACATGCATCTTACGCAAAACCGCATACCAACGCACGCAGAATTTAGATCAATAGACAGTATGTCTAACTCGTTCCCTGTTGCTGCCCGAGCAGGTGTAAAAAGATCGATCAACAGTGCAGTTAGGATTGTATCCTATACTCCCAACGCTGGTCATGTCTCGGTTGCAACCGGAACATACTTTAAGCATAGAGACGAGCATTTTATACTGACTGTAAGGCATGGAATCGCAACTCTTTCGTGTAAGATGATTCAGGTAGAAGTTGATGGAACACTGTACCCATGTGATGAAATAATCTCATATGACGATCGTAATGATTATGCTATACTGTTGGTGGAAGAAATAATAAATCGGAAGCCCATAAAATTTCCACAAGATTTTGTCACAAAAAACAGGGAATGGATACAGACGATGTCCCCACTAGAACCGCTTGTTTATACAGGCTATCCCAATACCATAGGACCTGTCACACTGAGTGGAAGAGTCATGGGAATCTCAACAGATGAGTATGTGTATTTTAATTCTTATGCGTGGTCTGGGTCAAGTGGTTCAGGTGTGTTCAATTCAAAAGGAAAGATAATGGGGTACATAGTTGCGATTGATGTTGGGCACACTGAGTATGGTATAGATGTTTTAGAGAACGTGATCCTCGTGGTGCCTCATTATCGAATTGATTGGTCTCCGATATTAAAGAGAGGAAAATAAACATGAGCAAAGAGGACAAGTGTCACTACACAAATATGCTAAACCGTCTTAAAATGTTAGATGAACAAATCTGCCAGATGCAAACTACGTTAAAGACCGTTAAGGACATTATGCGAAAGAATTTTGAAGAAAGAAATATAGACACCAGCGGAGGTGAGAAGACACCAGACTCACTTCGCGAAGAAGCCATTGAGGCAATGTCGGACGAAAGCAAAGGAGAAATGAAATGATTGACGAAACAGTTGCGTCTTTGATGACAGCAGACGATGTTGTGTCGCCGGAGCCGGAGGATCTTAAGCCGAAGAAGCCGAGCAACAGAGCACCAGAAGGTATCAGAACTTTTACCGCATGTCGCCAGCATGACGAGACAGGCATCTCTGGCGAAGGTATCGTCATCGAGGGCGCCACCTTTGCGACAGGACACACAGTTATCCACTGGTTAACGCCGGCCCCCCGTGGTTCGATTGCTTTCTTCGATGCTTTTGATGACTTCATTAAGATTCACGTGACAAGTCACCTAACAAACAATACTATCATCACGTTTGAGGACGGAGAACAGAGATTATATCGCCAAGATGGCACAGTCGATAAAACACAGGAGAGTGAATAATGGCTTATAAATATTCAGTTGGAAGAAGAAACTTTGGAGACATTGACTATGAAGGTGACGACAATACACAGGTAGATTTCGATCAAGATTATATTGCACTTGTAGCCAGCGGCAGCAGCGTGCTCATTGTGTCCGGTACCGTAGTCGGCATCGGCACCACTGTCCCTGATCCAGATGAGCTATTAACAATAGACGGCACCAGCGGCGATCATGAAGCAAACATTCAGTTTAGGGAAGATGGAGCCAACCGAGCAAAAATTGGAGTCAATGATTCTGACAATTTTGTTATCCACAACCAAACAGTGAACAAGCATATTGTTATGAAGGTAAATGATCAGGGTACCACCCGAGAAGGTCTGCGCATCGACGGCGCCGTACCAGAAGTGGTGGTCAACGAAGGCTCCGAGTCTTTGGTGGACTTTCGAGTTGAATCAGACAATCAAACACACATGTTGTTTGTCGATGGCTCGGCCGACAAGATAGGTATAAAAACTAATCAGCCTGAGTTGGCGTTAGATATTAACGACAATGCCATCCGAATTAGAAACAGCAGCACGCCATCAAGCGCCAGCGACTTTGGAGTACCCGGTGAGATTAGATGGGATGCAAACTATATTTATGTTTGCGTAAGCATAGACACTTGGAAGAGAGTAGCTTTATCTTCTTGGTAGACTATTTATTATTATGAACGGAAGCAATTGGCGAGACTTCGTAGACTCCATACAGGAACTCGAAGCATATCAAAAGAAAGTACGGAAAGGCTACGTAAAGAAGAGGAACCAATACACTCAAACTGGCCCCCAGAAGAGTGGTGGCGCCCCTTTCGATCAGAAGCCGCCTAATGCACGCTCTAAGAGCGCACCACCGGGCTTCGGTGCGATGGGCGAGGAAGTAGAGCCCGAATCATTCGACACCCATGACACACTCGAGCCTCAAATTTGGGATGGTCTTGAAATAAACGAAGAGATTCGCCAACGCTTGATAGAAATATCTAAGGACTTTATCGAAGGGCTCCCAGTTCCAGTGAAGATAAGGGACATCACACTGACTGGCTCACTAGCTAACTATAACTGGTCCAATTACTCGGATGTTGATTTGCATATAATCGTAGACTTCTTGCAGGTTGATGAAAACAAGCAGCTCGTCAAGTCATTTTTTGATAACGCTCGAATGAAATGGAACAATGACCACGACATCAAAATGAAAGGCTATGATGTTGAGATATATGTGGAGGACGTGGGGGAATCACATAAGTCGTCAGGCATTTACTCACTCATGCGCAATGAGTGGATCAATAAGCCAAAGCAGTATCGAAGCAGTATCGATTTCCCGTCTGCTCGCATGAAAGCGGAAGATATAGAATTTCAAGTGAATATCATATCCAACCTTATCACGTCTGGCAAGCATGAGCTGGCGTTAAAAAATATCGATCGTATTAAAACAAAGATTAGAAACATGCGTCGTGCTGGCCTTGAAAGTGCTCTCCAGGAATTTTCAGTGGAAAATATAGCATTTAAGATTTTACGAAGAAATGATACACTAGGATTCTTAAATGACTTAAAGAAGAGAGCATATGATGATATGATGAGTGTTCAAGAGGAGTCAAGTGAATTTTACGGAGATAAATGATAGCTCTAAGGTTTTTCCGGGTGAGTACCTGTTGTACTCCCCTACTCAACAAGTGGTTCTATGTGGCGCTTTTAATCGCGAACATAATTTTATCCGTGCGTTTGGTGACGGAAAATACATAGAAGATAAGATAGATAAATTTAAGAAAATAGAATTAGAGCGACAAGAAAGAAAGCAACTTAGCAAGACCAAGGGGTGCGGGGGTTGCAAGGGAAGATGAGAGACTTAGTAACAACTGGGCCCTTTCTGTCTGCGTCAGTCGCTATCGAAAAGTTATCTCACGGATTATACTTTTCAAGCCTGCTAATGGAGACTATTGAGAAGCAAAAAGAATGCGAGTTCGAACTTCAAATGGCAAAAATAACGGGTGATTTAGATCTCGTAAAGCAATGTGAGGCTGACCTCGCTATTATCGAGAGAGCTTACAGTATAACTTCTATGCTTGATTTTGACGACTCGGTACAGTGAGGATAGGCTATGACCAATATCAATATATATTGTTTGTTTGAGTCAGACGGTGCCTTGCATGGTGTTTATTCTTCGATCAAGGCGGTTCACCGAGACGCACTTAAGCTCTGTAACACGGGAGCCACTGGGGTTTACGTCAAGCATCCAGACGGGATCCAGAGGCCAACGCTGACACTGTTGCGAAATGTATTTAAGGGCGAGATGGATGTCAAAGTAAAATACTTATCCGACGCCGCTCAGGCAACAATTTTGAAAACAGGCCTGAAAGAATGAATAATGAATGTCTATCAGCATACTTACTATGTAATGCTTCAAGTGGGACATTTGGTAAGGTGGATAGTTTCTCATGCATCTTATGAGGCATCTGGCGACGTATTAGTTGGACGAGAGCCTATTTACAAGTACGGTATAGTTTTGAAAGTTTCCCCAAAAAGCCCCAGTCACTTTATAGTTGCCACATACGATGACGCACGATGGTATGTACTGGATACCGAATATGATCACTATGAAATTTTAAGCGACGGAGTAAATAATGGCTAATATATTTTTTACAGGTGAAAAAGCAACCAAAGAAGAGGCAATTTCTTCTGTTATGAATTTTGTGGACAGTTATTGCGAATGCGTCCACGACGCCAAGGTTGTGTCAGACGACGGCGGTCACATTTTGCAGGTAATGGTTGAGGTCTTAGACCCCAGTCAGGCTATTCTACCACAGAAGCCAGATTTCCCATTGTTTGAGATCCTACCCAAGTGGCGCGGATGGCGCGCAGTGGTCATTAAAGTTCCGATTGGATATATCGCCGCTGTTGTAAAATCGGGGACAGATGACTAAGATAAAAAAAACACTAAGTCTTAAAGTTGGGGATTTGGTGTGCCTATACCGACGAAGGTCAAAGGGGATGGGTATAGTCACAGAATACTGCGATGATGTAAGCGTGCTTATGGACGCCGACGCCGAGACGGTGATGGAAATTTACCGAGAATATTCTATTAAGGATTGGAGACGCAGGGACGAATTCAAACAAACTATGTGCTCTCGCTCCGACAATCCTGATTTAATTTTTGATTTCTTCTTGTACAATACAGCCTTCAAGGGAAAACTAAAAAAGCGATTCGCCTTCGTCAGGTGGTCAAAGCGCCCATCTACGTATCAGGCAGACGCAGTTTATTCTAGTTCCGGGTGGTTCCCCGCCGAGTGGCTTAAAGCATACTGACATTTGCTTGACAAAAAACACTTGCGCTCGAAGTTTTTCAGTGTTATATTTATAGGGTAAGGAAAAGATAATGCCCAGTGCCCTCATCGAAAAAATAGAATCATCTCTTACTCTTTCCGTTTGCTCTGGTTGGGATAGGGATTTTTTGGAATCTATTGTCCTCCAACTCAGTCGCGACCGCAAGCTGTCATCAAGACAAACCGAAATGCTGGAAACGGTTTTAAGCCGAAACACTCCCGAGCAACAGAAGAGCCACGAATCTTGGGAGCAGGTATACCGCGAAGAATACGCAACTAGGGGTCATCTCCTTGCAAACTATTACGACCGGCAAGCCTATTACAAAGAGTTGGCCAGCACCATCTTGGCGAACAAGGTGCCTGAGCGCAGTCGCTTCTTGCGTATGCTGGACAACAAGTATGCCAAGAAGGTAATTGCAGAATATGAAGCCTCCTCCAAGTATTCATCGGGAGATTTGGTAACTGGCCGAGCCAACTTTGATGGGCATGTGGCAGATTTTGGCACCCACCCCGGAGATTTGGGACCGTCGTACTCTATCAGGAAGTCCACCATCAACAACTTCAATACTCGAGGTGGAATAATTATCAAGATTGATGATAAGATTCTCTCTGCCGCCAAGGGTGCCAAACGCTACCAAGTGTTGGCCGTGGGCTCTCCGCTTCCTTTCTTCGTAGAAGAGCGTCATATTAAAATAAAACGAAACTGAGGGGCGTCCACTACTTATGATATGGGCAATCGTAAATCAGTTTTTAAGGTTGGGGATCTTGTCGTGGGTGCCTACGACTTTATGGAATACCTATACTACAAAGCCCTTTACCCAGAAGATGTTCCCGATCCGCCAACATACGTTGGTGTCGTTACACATGTAGATTACCAGCCACATTATTTTGGAGAACATGTCTATGTTGTTCTCTGTACCGATGGCTCAACCCGTTACTTTCTAGAAGACGAAATAGCTAAATTATAAAACCCCTTGACAACCGATAACGAACAAGGTATATTAAAAACATGGCTGATTGGTGGAATCGGTATACACAGGAGACTTAAAATCTCCCGCCCTTTGGGCTTGCGAGTTCGAGTCTCGCATCAGCTACCATCTTAACAGGAGAGCAACAACATGAACACACTACTTAGATTTATCCTTATCCCAGCCATCGCATTCGGCGCTCTGGATTGGGCAGCAAGCAACCCACTAAAAGTAAAAATGCTCAGAAATGAGATTGTAAAACAATTTGATGCCGGCAAGAATGTCGCAGCACAAGAACTAGATTCTATGGTAAAATAATATAACGGGTTGTTAGCTCAACGGCAGAGCACTTGGCTTTTAACCAATAGGTTCTGGGTTCGAATCCCAGACGACCCACCACTTAATTAATATGGCAAACTTTAACTATGAAATCGGCTGTGAAACAAATCCAACGGCCTCAGACTTACATAGGTTTATTGACGATTGTGATTTTTATCACGAGAACCTTGAACTTTATGAGGATATTGTTGGGCTCACTGGCAAACAAGGAATGATTGATGTCTTATCTCGCTATTTTGATTTAACCGGTCACAGTATGGAGATTGAGATATGGCCTGAACATCTGGATTACGAAGAAGCAGTTGAGAACAACGAGTTGGAAATATTTAACTTTAAAAAGGGCTCTTAGCTCAGTTGGTCAGAGCACCCCGCTCATAACGGGATGGTCCTCGGTTCAAGCCCGAGAGAGCCCACCACTAAAAAGGAGAAACAATGACATATACAGTAATTTACAGAGGCTCAGATGATCTGATGGGGACGTTTACATTTGTATCCGCTCGCCATAGTAAGGATCATGCATGGGTTGAGTTCATCGAGAAGTATGCAGAGGAAGGCCAAGATCCGTTTGCCATCATGCCCGGTAATCATATCGTATACTTCCCACAGGATCTTTCTTTGACACAGGTTGCATAATGAAACAAGCAAAGGTTAGGAACAGAACTTCCGGCTGGTTTCGCAATGATGCCGATGTGCCATTCATCAATCTCGAGATGTTTGAGACTGTGGAGCAAGCCACGGGCATCCCACACTACTGGCGAGATAGGGAAGGTAACGTATCTCAGTTTTGGCACAGTGGTGTGATCCCAAAAGGGACCGGCGTCATGTGCAAGCATCGCGAACGTGGCATGAAGCACACGTTCTGGGTGGTAACTGACCCTGAGAGTGATCTGGTGGGTAAGATGTTCATCATTGGCCACACATTCAAGGATCGCAAGGAAGATGAGTTTGAGAAGTTTGAATACTCTAACATCTCACCTACGTTAAAGTATTCTATTTTGGCCGAAAAGCCATTGACAAAATAACTAAGAGCGACTATAATATATACATGCGTCCTTAGCTCAGTTGGATAGAGCATCGGCCTTCTAAGCCGAGGGTCGTTGGTTCGAATCCAACAGGACGTGCCATACGGGTGTAGCTCAGTGGTAAGAGCAGTCGTCTTATATGCGATTGGTCGCAGGTTCAA